AAGCGCACGCTCCAGGCGTGCACCACAAGATTCTTCCAGTCTGCATAGAGTTTCATCGCACCTTCTCCTTCGCATCGTGCACCTTAACCCACGCGCTTATATCACTGACATCTTTCTTGATAGTGACGATCTCGTTAAACGCGAAACTTATGAGCACAATGGCAATGGCCTGGATACCACCAAGCAATCTCGCCGCCACCCGCCACATCCCCTTGCCTTGGTTCAGCAGCAATTGCTCTCGTTCTGTGTGGGCCTCATAAGCCGTCAAGTGGTTGTCGAGTTTTTCCGCTACTTCGTTGATGATATGAGTGTTGGCGATCAGCGATTCGTTGATCTGCTGGAGGACGATCAGAAATGCCCGATCTTTTGGATCATTGGCTTGCTCAATAAGAACAAGTATCTTATCTTGTGACACGTCAGTAGCCCTTCTATTATGTAATTCTGTCATTGCCGATACTCAGGCGGTAGTTGTGTACCACGTAACTCGGACTCAAAGCTCAATTTACAGTGATCGTGCTCAAACGGGCTAAACAGCGCGTCAACCAAGGGCCGCAACAGCTTTCCAGAAGGTCTTCCCTCACGCTCCATGCGGTATAACGCCGCACTAATAGTTTCATCGGGCATACCTTCACCTAACGTTAGAGTAACCCACAGTAACTGATCGACAGCGATGAGTAGATTAAGAAGTCGTTGCTTAATAACCATGTTTACTTACGCAAGAATCTCAGCGGAACGACCAGTGGCAAGAAGTCCCGCGGCTTCCAACGCCTGCACTCCAGAGCTTGTTGATGGGTCATCGAGGTTTATTTCCTCTGCGAGTTTGAACTTGTCTAGCCAAACTTCAATCTGAACACTCAATTTGGCTGCCGTATAAATTGCAGCGAGTTCCGCATCTGTAAAGCGGTTCATGTATGCTAGTTTGGTTAGTGTGCGAATACTTGGAGTAAGCGTGCTGGGTTCTTCGACCAGTCTATAAAATGGATAGTGCGCGGCGCAGAAATCTTCGCTGGCATCAATTGTATTGACCACATTACCGTCTACTGCATCAAGGACTTCGTATCGCATTTTAGAACTCCAAAATTACTATGCCACCGCCGCCAGCACCGGAGGTTGCGGCGTAGGTAGCAATAGAATTGACGCAGCCGCCACCGCCAGCGCCTCTGCCACCACCACCAGCCGTGACGGCGGCAGAGGAATTAGAAATACCAGCTCCTCCACCGCTACCAAATCCGCCAACGCCTCCGTTGGCGGTTCCGGCGCCACCACCAGCACCATCACCGCCAGCGCCTCCTGTGCCGCCACCGATGCCACCGCTACCGAATATAGGAACTGCGACAAAAGCTACTGATATAGGAAAACCTGTTGCGCCAAGTATGTTCAGCCCACCAACAGCACCACTATTGGGGCCGCCGGCACCGGCGCCACCACCAGTCGAAGAAGCTATTGAAGCTGATAATGGGCTTGCCCCACCACTCGAATATGCAGTGGTTCCAACACTTCCACTGGCAAAAGCACCAAACCCAACGTTTATGGCGCCGCCACCTGTTGCGCCAGTGCCATTGGCTACAGAGACTGCACCGCTGCCACCGCCTGTTAGGTTCAGGTCGCCACCAGAAGCCGTGCCGCCAGAAGCGCCGGAAACTGTGCCAGCAGCTTGTAGTCCGCCTCCGCCGCCATTGGCCGTCAGTGTCGTAGAACCAATAACAACTGTTGTATTTCCACCTGCGTTTCCGTTCGCCGCAGCACCAGCAGCGGGAGCGACAGCCGCGCCACCGGCCCCAATCGTGCAAACGATTGACGCCCCTGCCGCGATATACATTTCTTTGATGCACGTTCCGCCAGCACCCCCACCAGAAGCGGTATTAGGGCTGGCCGCTGACTTTGCCGCGCCAGACCCGCCAGCTCCAATTGCTGTAATACGATACATTCCAGAAAATTGTGCGGTAATAGTCTGGCTACTCCGTACATACATAACCGACCGACGACCGATACTGGTATTGAGAAATTGCTTCAGATCACTCATTAGTAGATTCTCCAGGTCGTTCCGTTATAGACAAGGCCAACGCTGATATTGTTTGTGGACAGTGTCATGTCTTCTGAAAGGGCCATGATGGTGCCGCCGTTCCGACTGATTGTCAGGTTATTTGTTTGAAACGCACCACCACCATCAGAAAACTCAACATAATTCCCAGCCGAAGGAGAGGCGGGGAGAGTGATCGTAAAAGCTCCGCCAGTTGTGTTTGCTGCGATGCGGTTGCCGGATACGGCGGTGCGGCTTGCAGTCACGTATATCCATTGCTGCCCATTGATCGGTGCGAATGCGGATTGCGCCTGCCCAAGGTTGATTGCTTGATTACTTGCTGCTGCGTTAGGGACTAGAACGCCAGCGTTATTCGTTAAATCTAGTGGGTTACTAGCTGCACGAATAAACGGCCCATTTGGCCCAATTCCGGCGGTTAGAATTCGCGCATCGCTAGAAGTATACGACACGCCTGCCGTCGGAGTCGTAGCTTGCAGCAACTTAACTTGATTGGTGTCATAATTAGCAGGAAGTGATGTAACGTTTTGCGTTACTGCTAACCCGTTAAAACTCGCGCTTATTGATGCGTTACCAAGTTGCCCCAAATTTACTGCTTGATTATTTACTGTTGCAGCAGCAACGATCGCCTGTCCTTCTGTAGTGCATCGCCAATTAGAGTTATCCCAAACCATGTCGATATACTGACGAAAGCCGTTGTTGACCCACGCATAACTTGTGCTCTCATCTGGGAAAACAAGCGAAGGGTTGCCGCTTGATACGTTAGTTTGCGTTGTGACTTGATGATTACAACCATAAACACGAACCCGTTGTCCGAGGAATGACCCTGGATTAACAGTGATTGTTCCTATATCCGAAAAGAGTGTAATAACTATGGTGTTAAACGCAACTGGCGTAATCGTGCTGCTCGTTGTAGGAGCCAAAACTTGCGTTCCGGCCTGCGCCCAATTCACCGCTTGATTACTTGCTGTTGCGTTAGGGACTACTAGGGGATTCGTAAAAGCTGGTGCAGTATTCTGAAACATCAGTAGCGAGCCACCAGTTATGTCATATTCACCAGAAGAACCACGAGACGTAAGCTCGATCCACCCACCGTCGGGGACGTTGACAGTCGTCGGGCCTGTACCACTTGACAGCCCAATTGGTGGAGAATAAATAAACTGGTTACTATTGGACACGACGGAAAATCCGCCTGGGTTTCCAAACAGCACAACCTTACTTCCAGCGGATGGATTAGCCGTGGGCAGCGTGACCGTCGCGCCAATTTTAACTTGTACTACACCACCCCAACACGTCGAGGGCAAAGTTCCAGTGGCGAAGACCGGAATTATTTGGTTGTAACTGCCAAGCTGGGAAAGGTTCACCGCCTGATTAGACAAAGTGGCATTCGCAACCGCAAACGTCTGTGATGCATCCCCTGCAAGTTTCGCCTTCTTGACATCAAGCTCATTGATCGCATCCTGCACGGTCGTTGCGACGATGTTTCCAGCCGGCACGTTGGAGATGGACGTTCCTGGGATAGTGTCTCCGGTAGACAGTTCTTGCACCGTCCCACCGTAATTAGCCAGTGGTTTTTTTGTCGCCATGATTTAGGCCAGAACGATCACGGCTCCAGGGTTGAACGATAACGTAGTCGCATTGATCGCAACACCGACGGGCTGCACTACGTTGCCGGAACCAGACGGCGCCGTTGCAGTAACCCCACCAGCGGTCGTTGCCAAGAAATACTTTGCCCCCGGAGTAAGTCCCGACATCTGCGTGTTGGACTGCGATATGCGGTACACTGTAGCGTTTGCAGGTGAGGTAACGGCTGCCAGCACAAAACCCATGGCCTCTTTTCCTGCAGTTGTAGCATCGGCTTTTCTGGCGTTTGCGGCACCGGAGTTATTCCAAATGTTCACCAGATTGCCGGCTGCCAGGTTCTCGGATGAAGGAATGACATCAGCTTCTGCGTTCAATCCTACCGGCATCATGCTGCTATCTAATTTACCCGTCGCGTCGAGCGCGGGGATTTTTCCGGCGTCTCCTGCACCACCCGATGTTTGAATAGAGACAGCCTCAGTCAATACGCCTGCATTGTTTTGGATATATTTGTTTCCAGCCATGATGTTTCTCCTAGTTTAGAAATATTGGTTCGTGTAAATTGATGAATACCTTTGTAGCAGTAATCGGGAATGCAACTATCAGGCTGAACCCAGCTATCGGCGCAACCTGCGTCAGCATCCCTGACGACGATAGCCAGATAGGCGTATCGAGCACCCACGACCAAGACGGCTCTGTCATTTCACCGCCAGTCTGGATCGTCGCAGTATCTCCCATAGAGGCCGCCCCGGTTGTCATGCCAAGCACTTTGTTTGCGTGGCTGAGCACCGTGTTATCGGCGTAGACGGCTGCGCCCATGTCATTCAGCACCACCATGCGGTGCCCGCCGAGCGCTTCGCCTGCCTGGTATTGCAGCGCTTCACCGCCTGTTGGGCCTGGAGGCCCTGGAGGCCCGGATGGGCCTTGCTCCCCTCCGAATATAACCTGCCGGTCAACCAGCTCAACTACCGATACCTGCCTCTCCTCAATCACTACAGGGTGTACTTCAACAACCTCGATCACGTTGTAATCTCCCCAAGCACTACAACGTCTTCAATTGGGTTTCCGCTATCGGCCATGATCTTGCTGACATAGCCAGAAGCAGTCGTGACCAACTCGATGTCGCTGACGCCCTTGCGCCATGTAATCGCTGCGGTAGCTGCGGCAGAGATTGTCTCGGTGATGGTATGGTTCACGTTGTCGATTGTCAGCCCACCGTTCTCTGTCGTCAGACTGAGCAGCACCGTTCCGCCTTCCTTGTCCTTGATGCTGCGACGTGCAGTGCATCCTGACATGTCAATTGGCGTGAAGTATTGCAGATAGCCGCCGGAAGTGTAGGCGCCGAAGTCCGATGCGTTCACGTCATTGATAGTTATCGTATTCGCGTCCACTACCGTAACCTTACGGTACGCCGTCAACTTCGGCTCGCCCTTTGAGTCCAGTTCAGCGTTTATCTCTCGCATGCCCTTGACGGAAACGACCGCGGCGAACTGCCCAGTAACAAGCGTATGTCCAGGTGCTGCGATCCTTACTGGCGCGGAATTTGTGATAGATGTGATGGGGATGTAGATATACGGCTTGGCCGTGGGCCTGAGCACTCGGCTGTATGTTTCTCCCCTGATTATCGTGATGGTCATCGTACCACCCGCAGCACGCGACTAAATGTACTGCCTTGCTTTACAGTGAAATCGGTCATTACAACCCCCCATATGCGACACTGCGCGGCTTGTGCTTCTTGCGCTCGAACTCAGCCCTCACCTGTGCGCAATACGCACGGAATAAGCCGTCGTTCTCAGCAGCCTTCGCACGGTCAAAGGTTTCTGCGTCCTGCTTACGGTAAGCCAGCGCCTTCATACCCAGCAACAGGCTGTAGTGGTGTTCTTCGCCAACGTCAGTGAACGGCTGTGCGGCGCCGGTGATCTTAATGAACGGCAAGCGGTAGATAAACAGGTTCGCTGTATCGTCTATGATAGGTGTCTGAAACCACTGACAGGTGTTCGCCTGCATGCCAATCATCATATAGCGCACAGTGCCAGGAGTTGTATCCATCCATACAGGTCGGCTGCGACCGTAATCATTGTCGTCATGCATGGGTAGATCGGTAGAGTTGATTATGTTGATCGCTACGCCGTCTGACGCCCGGTAAGCTTTCATGATACGCAGGATCGAAGGGTCAAGCGCTGCTATCGACTGACCTGCCACAATAGGTACGGCAGTTGCATCGGACGTAAAGTCCGCAATACCGCCGGTAAGACGAACGAAGGTGAAATAAGCTTCGTTCATGTAACGCCACACCTCGTCGTCAGACCAAAGATACGGTCTGGCGAAGTCCACAACATCGGACCTGAATATGTCGTAAAGCTCGTCGGAGAGCATTACTCTACTGAGCTCTTTTCAGCTACATACGCCACCCACAGAGCCTCAATCTCCTTCTTCCCCACTGTGAATTCGACGATCTTCTCAACTGCAGCCTTGGTAGGTATGCCATTGCCTGAGAAATCCTGGCTGTCGTTGCGCTCTTCCAGCATACCGAAGGCTGTTACCAGAGCTGCCTGGCGTTCGTCAGGACTGAGCGGGATGACCGGCTCATTTTCAGGATCGAGGATGTCGATCTCTTCTCCAACAGGCTCCGCGCCAATCAATAGTGCGTCTTTTACACAGACCGGCGGGACATGCGTGGGTTCGCCTTTCACGAAACCGATGATGTGTCCATGGAGCGTGCGCATCGTGTAATTCCGGTTCAGCACAAATGAAGGCATTGCAAAATCTCCTATCAGTTTCAAAAAAGCGGTACGCACCTTTCAGGGGTGAGTACCGCCAAGCCCCGCGAAAATTAAGTCGACTGAACTTCCTGACCACGACCTTCTACGGTGTACATGATCCGCACACGGACCTTACCAGCAGTCGCGTTGGCCACGGTCAGTACCAAGCTGCCGATAACATTCAGGCCGCCGGTGGTGGCTGCCGGAAGGGTCAGGGGCGTAAGGGCATTTGTCATAAGGTTAACTGCCGAGGCGTACTTGGTAGCCGAGTTAGAATCACCTACGGACAGGGTAGCTACCGTGGGGCCGGAGTATGGTGTTTCCACAATAATGTCGCCGCCCTGAACAACTGAGCCATTAGGTAGGTTGAACATCGGAAACACCGGATTACCGCCGGCAGTTTTGAAATCCTTGGTTGCACCGGCGATATCCGTCACGGTGTCACCGAAGCTGAAGATATACTCTTGCACCAGCGGGTACTGGGCAGAACGGGAGGGTTTGATAAGTGCCATGGTGTGAATCTCCTGAAATTAGGGGTTACCCGGCCCTGGGGCCGGGTGCGCTGTTACTGTGCGGTGTAGATGGACAGGACGCCGAAGTCCTCGGTCGTTCCACCACTGTACTGGGAGTAGAACTGGGGCTTTTTGAAGCCGATAATCTTGCCGGTGCTGATACCTTGCTGATTCTCGTAGTCGAAGCCCTTCTCCACCCACTCAGGGTTGCCGATGTCGGCCATACCCATGGCTTGTGCGCCGCAGAACAGAATCTGGCAGCCGTCGACAGTGCCGGAGGCGCCGTACTTGCTGCCGGAAGGAGCCAAACGGGTGTTCGGAACATGGCGGAATTCGTGGAGGTACAGACCGTCGACCTTAACGGTTGTGCCGGTGAAGATTTCGTTCTCGCTACCACGGGTCTGCGCGTAGCGCAGGTTGGCCATGTAGGTCGGATCGAGCTTCAGACGGGCCATCGCTTGTGGCGACAGGAACACGTGGTAGGTTTCTTCCCCGCCCTTACCCTTAATGCCGCGAATGTAGTTATCCTTGGCGTATGCCTTGGCTTGAACCATCATTTCCCAGCACGGGAAGTCAGCTGTACCGGATGCACCGCCGACGATAGCGCTGGAGCCTGTACCCCAGATGATTGACTTGGTGGCTTGGTCGAACTTGCCGAACCGCTTGGGGGAAGGGGGCGTCACATCAGCTGCGAACTCCAGACTGGTCAGGTCTGAACCGATACGAGTGCCACCGGAGTTCTTGTTCGCATAGGAAACGCCGGCCAGGGTCAGGAAAGCCATCTGGTCGATACGATCGGACAGCCAGTAAGCCAATTTGTCGCGGGATTCTTCGCGGAAGTTGACGATGGACTTCTGGTCGGCCATGCGGCCTTCGTGGCGGTTAGCATGACGCAGCTGGTCAATGCGGATCACCTGGTCGAAGGACTTCATAGCTTCTTCGTTACCTTCCAGCGTGCGGTCTCCGGCGATACCGTCGCCTTCGAGGTCGGCCAGCAAAGTGATGACGGCGCGGGCGCCCTTCTCAGATTTCTTCAGCTCAGTAATGTGCTGAACCAGCGCATTGGAATCTTTGCCAAGAAAGGAGTTGATGAAGGACATGTTGCGCGCTTGGCGCCACAGGTCGAGGGACCACGCGGTTTTTTGCTCAGTGGTCAGTTGGGTAAAATTGGTATAGCTCATAGTTATGCTCCGTAAAATAATCGTCAAGGTTCGCGTTGCTCTGACACGCTCTCGCGGTATCTGCGGCTGCCTGTGTCGCTGGCAACTTGCGAATTAACGACTTTTTACGGTGCCGAACCGGCTAGAATATCGCATCCAGCTACGCGGAGTATTGCAGCGACCCATCTGGGTGAGCATCGTTGAGAGGCTTGACAGGTGTTGTTATTCGTGACTCTATCAGAGTTCATTAGCGTGTGCAACAGAATGGCACCCGAAGGTGCCATTCTTTTTAACAACCTCGCTTTCCACCTCTTGTGGGCTTGGGCACGGGTCTTGCAGGATTCAACGGCTGCTGTTTGCTTTTAGACACGGATCACCTCCTTCGGTTGGACTACGAATCACCGACCGTTAGGCCGGTGGGGATATCAATCTCGACTATCGTTATGCGTAGTCGCCCCGCATCTTGGCCCGTGTGGCTTCAGGCAGCGCTGCGAATTCCTCAACTGTCATGTCGCCTGCGTCCGGTGTAGCAGCTCTCTGCCCACCCTTGTCGCTGTCCAGGCCAGCATCCTTCAAGCTACCAGGCTGACGTGCGGCTGCGTCGACAGCTTTTGCCACAGCAGCTGCTTTGCGATCAGTGCCGACCTGCGCGGCGCCTAGCCCCGGCTTAGCCATTCCAGCAGTATCCGTTTTGGGCGTGTAACGTTTCATAACGGATTCCGTGGCCTTGGCCAGCGCCTTGCTCGGCGACAGGCGCTCGCGCTGCATCAAGCCCTGCTGCTTGTCGAGGATATCATCGACGATGTCCTGGTCAAACTCCTCGGATGCAGTATTCAGCACAGGGTACTTCTCTTCCAGGCGCTCGATCGTCAGCTCCATGCGCATGTCTTCCAGCGCCTGGTCCTTGTCCTGCGAAGACAGGTGCCCAGCCTCTGCGATAGCGATGCGCCGGTTCAACAGGTCTGCCTGAGCGGACAGCTGGGTAGCCTTCTCTTCGTCGCCGTCGAGCAGTGCCTTACGCTCCAGCTTGCGCAGCTCGACTACCTCTGCGGCAGCCTTATCGAGGTCTACTGTGCGGGTGATCTGCCTCTGCTGTTGCTCGATCTCTGCCAAGCGGCGTTCAGCGGCTTCGGCGCGTGTGCGTTCCTTGCTTACCTGCTCATCGAAGCGGGACTTGGGGATGAATTTACCGGTGTCCGGGTCACGCGCAGCATCGCTTTTGTCGGTCGCTTTCGCACCTCCAGCGGCATCCTCAGCGAGCTTGAGCGCTGCAGCCGCGGCATCTTCTTCGTCCTTTAACGCTGCGGCAGCTGCTGCTGCGGCTGCGTCTTCAACGGATGTGTCTGGTGGGGTGAACTTGTCGCCACGGTCCACAACACCGCTACTGCCATTGTCGTCGGCCACGTCCATCAAACGGCAGAATAGGGACTGCATACGTAGATTCATTCTAATTCTCCTGGGGGTTGTTGTGAGGCTTGAGCTTGGGCGAAGGCTGCGGCCCTGCGCTCTTGAGCGGCTTGTTCCGCTTCTTTTTCACGCATGGCCATCTCGTGACTATGCGCTTCCTGCTTCAGAGCAAATTCCCGCTCTTTCAGCGATTTTTCATGCTCGTGCTTGTCCCGCTGTAACGCGAACTCTCGCTCCTGCTGCTCTCTGGCAGCATCCGGGTCTTCTCCACCTGTCTGTGCCGACTGCGCTGCGATGCCGACCTTTGCAGCATCGACGTTGATCAGTGCCAACTCGCGCTGTGCCTTCGCTATCATGAGCTTTGCATCGGCCTGCTTCTGCTCGCTCTCGGCCTCTTCCCTACTGACCTGTGCTTCCTGCATGCGGGACTGCAACTGGGCGGCCTTCTGGGCTTCCGGGCTGTCCGTGGAAGCGGCCATCTGCTTGATAATTTCCGCCTTGCGCTGCAGCCGGCTGGCCTCGATGACCACGCTATCCGGTATCTGGATACCGCGCTCGCGCATGGTCATGACCTGGTCGAACTGAGAGTCTTCCAAGCTAGCTCGGTACGGCTGCGAGCTAATAATGATGCTGTACTCACCGAGTGTGAGGTCGTTGACAATCTGCCCGTCGGCCTCGTTGTACTGGTTCACCGTCATGCTCTCGGCCTGCTGCGTCACGTCATCATGTGTGATGGTGATGACGCGTTCCTCGGTATAGAACTCCTGCACCATGTCCAGCACGTTCCGCGCCAAGATGTAATCGGTGCGTTCGAGGTTGTCCATGACCTTCGTGGTGCTCATAGAGCCGCTGTCACGGTTCGTCTGGATAGCCTTTGCAGCAACGTCTTCACGGCTGAAACCCTGCATGGCGTCGTTGACGTTGCTAATGCCTTTGATGTGTTCCTCGGCTTTGTAGCTGAGGCGGTCAAGACCTTGCGGCGTGGCGTTCGGAGTAATTTTCTCGGCGCCGTCGAGCTTGTCCAGCTCCAGCACCAGACCGGTAGCCGCGCCCTGCTGCTCCAGCTCCTCGATCGACATATTCTTCAGCGACCCCGTAACTACCTTCCAGCCGCTGTTGGCGGTGGTGTTCACTACGTGAAGCTCCTGACTCGTGGTCTTGTTAAGCAGCTCCTGGGAGCCGAGCAGGTTCTCTACCAGGCCGATGGTGTGACCGTAGCGAAAATAAG